CCTGTTCTGAGAACTGGGCTTCCGCCACGGACGCCGCCAACCAGGCAGGTGCCTGGTCGGCGACATCGCCACCTATGCACAACCCCCGGAGGGGTAGCACAGGGAGATGGAAACAACTGGTCCAGGTATGCGTGGATTCGTTACCCACTTGGTAACGAATCCGACGCCGCCCCGACCCCCCTCGCCGGACAGTCTTCCAAACGGGCAAGCCCGACTGGATGACCACCCGGTCACCTCTAAACTCCCACAAAACTTCCAGGAAGACTCCGCGGTCAGACGATCGGAAATGCTTCCCTTTCGAAAACTCGGCTCCAGTAGCGCGTAGACGCGCTTCGTAGAGGTCGAGATTCCGAGAGGAAGCCACGCCTATCAAGTCGTCGCCGCAGATCCGCGCGACCGACTCGATAGGCGTCGGAACTCCCGGTGCCACGGGCAGTACTAGGTTGGGCCTTGCGGCCTCCCAGCACCACCCGTGGTAGAGATTCAACAGAGACCAAGTCGTGGGCAATCCCATCAGGATTCCACGACTGGTCAAGTGAGTCTCCCCGTTAGGCCAGGTCAACTCCTGGGGCCCTGTACATAGTACAAGGCCCCAGAGTTCTGAGTCGAGGAACCGCCCTGAGTCCTCGCACCCTTCGACGATTGCTTGCGCAACGTCAAGAGGCACGAGATCAGACGCGGCCCTCAAATCAGATGAGAGGACCTGACCCGACGCACCGAGGAGTTCCGTTCCGATGTCCCTGGACAACCCTTTGAGCGAAGTCTTGAGCATAGGCCATCTTTTCAGGCCTATGGCGAGACGACGACGGGCAAGGTGGCCAAGGATCAATGAGTGTCGTTCCATCGCTGAAACGACCCTCACCTTGTGACCACGCTCAGCTACAGTCGCGACTCTGCCGCGAGGATGCCGACCAGCTTCCTCAGCGTCAGATGCTTCTGCAGCCGCTGCCCGGACCTCTTGCAACTCGAGAGTTAGCTGTTCCCAGGTGGAATGGGCCAACTCATCGGGGCGCTCGAGGTCACTCATAGGGAAGTCCGAGACGAGCTCATGAACGTCTGCGGCGAGCCCTCCATCGCGTCGAGACTTGGTGTAAGTTGCAGAGGCACCCGTAACGGGGCCTGCAACATGCGACCAGTCAGGACGCTTTGGAAGGTAACGCCTGCACCACTCCGCCACATACTGACGCAGGTCATCCAGCAATCTGGGATCGCTGGAGAACTGCGAGGTCAGGTCGGCTTGATGCCGACGCAGACCTTCCTCAGTGTGGCGCGCAGAACCGCGTGGGAGTGCTCTTCCAAGGTAGGAGAGTTGACCCCACACCGTCTGCGAGCGGCGCAGGTGATCCGGGCACCGGTCGAGGAAGCGATGCGAAGGAGGACGATGACAGATCCAAGCCTCACGGCAAAGACCTGAAAACCGTTTTGCCTCCGCAATCGCGAACTCGATGCCCGAATTCGCCGAGACAACAATGAGCCACCGTCTGACATCCGTGTGCCAAGCACGGACACTACCCGGGACTCTCCTGTCGTCAATTGGAAGACCAACAGTCGCAGCAACGACTGCGGACCACGCACTGCAAAGCAGGGTGATCCGCGCTGCGGCCTGACGGACCTTCTTCTTGACGGCCTTACCGACCGACCCCTCAGTGTCAGAAGTGGGAGAAGTACTCCCCCTATCCTGACCCGTTGAGGCCGGTTGCCGTAACGCTTCCGCCGCCCCTGTTAGGGGTGCGGTAGGAAGCGTGGGGTGCCGACTCAACGTAGCCAATG